TGGTATTTTATTTATTTTCGACAATGTTTTTGTATATCCTGCAAATATTTTACTTGTTCTATATGGAGTTTGATAAAATAAAAAAAGACCAGGAATATCCTGGCTACTTTATGATTTCTTCTAAATTTTCATTTCTATAAACTTCACTCACTAAATCTAAATATTTTTCTTTATCTAATGCTAAAAATAAAGATGGTAAATACTTCTCAAAAAATTCAGCTTGTGTCATGTCTAAGTGTTTCAACATTCTATCTGTAATTTCTTTTAATTCTGGAGTTACTTGTGCTTGTATCCTTGGATTATTTTTTTTAGCCATATATACCTTACCTCCTTGATTGTTTATATGCTGTTAATGCTATTATGAAGGCTATTATGCTAATTCCTAAACTTATATATCTAATCATCATTAAACCTCCTCATGTATATTTTAAAACTTTATGGTATAATCTATGTTAAGAAGGTTTTATCAAAGGGAGGTGCCACTCCCCTTGATACTTACTTCCTATGCTTTTTTCTTTTTCGAGGACGTTTCTTTTTAGAGACGTTCTTTTGCGTTTTGTAGACTAATGTTGCAGTTGCTAGGTTGATTAATGCTGTTAGTAGATTTATGTATTCATCATCTATTTTCATTTTCCTCACCTCCCTTAATTATATTATACTCAATATATTGAGTATTGTCAAGCTTTTTTACATATATTTCTATTACTTCTTCAAAAAATAAAAAATAGCAGGAGTTTCCTCCTGCTTCTAAGCAATTTCCTTTAATTCATTTACCATCAATTGTATATTCTTAAATTTTGTATTACAAATATTTGATATAACCTTTCGTCTTGCTTCATAGTCTAATCCTGCCATTACTAAGCCCATATCCATAGTTTGTATTTCATTTATAGCTTTATTGATCTCTATAGTAAAATGTTCTCTTATTATTTTATCTTTTGTATCAAGTAGATTCTGTAGCTTTTTAGCAGATATTCCAAGTAATTTTCTGTTAATCATATCTGCCTCATTAGAAAAAATATAAGCAGGTGCTTCTTTTCCTTCATGGGTTAACTGGTAATTAGTATCTAGTATTTCACTCAGCTTTTTATATCCTTCTTTTTGTGGTTCTCTAACCATGAGCCAATGCTCATAATCTCTTAAGGCTTTTTCCACTAGAATAAAATAATCTGCTACCAAGTCACCCATTTTATTGTTCTGTCTCATTGCTATTTTCTTAGCACAATCTTTTGTGAGTTTTATAATATTTTTCTCTGTACCTTTTGCAACAGTTTGCGATTTCGCAAGGTGATAATCTACATTCTCTGTCATTCGATATTTAATAAGTTTACCAGTTTTACTTACATTATTAGCTAATAGCCATGTAGAATGATTATCTTTCACTCCTAATTGATTACATAAAGTTTCTCCATCGATTACAAATCCTTCTTGATCCTGTAACAACTCAGGGAATGTCTTTTGATACTTCATTACTAGTTTTGCATCTTCTTCTGTAAATCCTAGTTTTTCAATCAGTTCTTTTTTCTCAAATACTTTTACTTTTATATCATTAATCTTTACTATTCTCATGTTATTACCTCCTAGAAGTTTTAAAATGGGTATAAAAAATACAGGAACTATTTAGCTCCTGTATCTATGAAATCAATTTTGTTCTAAGGACTCCCCAATTTTGGGGAATGCCTACTTAACAATCTGATCTAATAAAGCAAATACTTCTCCTCTTGTAATCGTGTCATCATATCGTTTTTCATGAATTTTAATACCTTTACCATTTAGACTTTTAAAATGTTCTTCTGCCCAATGTGGCTGTGGTTTATTCATTTCTTCTAGTTTTTCATGTACATCTTCCATAAATCTTTTCCACCCTTCCCAATTATTATAGTTTAAAATTCTCGGACAATTCTTCTTACTCCAATCATAATGCCTTTTAAGATTGCTTATATACCAATTTCTTTCGTGTAATAGTTTTGCTACTACTTCTACGGCATTTGCTAAAGTCTTTTCTCTATTGCCACTCTCACATATTTCAACCGATATAGAAGCCATATTTCCTTTTCCTCTGCCGTCCCCTGCATTCCAAGAGACTTCATCAAGTGGTATACACTCTATTGCTTCTAAATCGTCCACAACGATATGAAAACTAGCTTGTCGAGTGTTTCCTTCTCTTGCAAGGTTATCACGTTCATTTCTAGCTGTAGATTTTGGATTGCCTGTAGAATGTATAGTTATGTATTCTGGAATCATTGCAATACATGGTCTTTTATTTGTATTCTTTTGTATGTGATCTACAATATATTTCATAGCTCCACCTCCTATTCTGAGATACTATTAATACCTATACCTACAGCTAGTCCAATTAATGCTCCAATGATTGTTTCTGGGTCACCTATCTTTGTTACAAGACAAAATGTAAGTATAGCAACTATTGTAAATTGAAATACGATTGCTGATATTGTTTTAATTTTATTCTCCATAAAATCACCTTCCTAACTGTTGAACGTACCAGATGAAAAAACTTGCTAAGCTCCCAAGCATAGCAAATATAAACCATTTCATAACCGATACTAGATTTTCTATCTGATTACACAAATTTTCTATTTTAACATCAGTTCGTGACTTCGCCTGTTCTAGCCTATCTATTCTCTCGCTATGATTATTTAGTCTTGTATCATGCGTATCTAGTCTTTCATCTACACGCTTATGAATTTCTTTACAAATATCTTCCATGTGCCACCTCCTAAATTAAAATAGGGAAGAAAACTAATTCTTCCCATAAAAATAACACCATTTAGGTGTTCATGCGTTAAACATTATTTTAGAGAGGGCATTAAAAAAACACCCTTCTAGGTGCTTATATTATAGTTTCCTGTTTTTCAATTGTTTCTTCTATTGTTTTTTCATCATTTTGATTTTCTTCGACATTTCCACTTATCATTTCTTTTGAAGATTGCTTTATTTTTTGTAATAATGCTAATGCTTCTGTTTTAGTCATTGTGAACACCTCCAGTTAAGATAGCTTCTACTACATTTGTAAGATCAAGTACATTCTGTGCTAATACTTCTCTATCTTTTTTTAATGCATGTATCTCTTCTTCTTTTTCTAGTATTTTTTGTGTAGCAATTTCTTCTGCTCTTGATTCAACGATTGTTTTTAAATTTGGCAACTTTTCAAATACTTTTTCATACAACATTTTTTCTACCTCCATATATTTAATATTTCGTTTACTTTGTTTTTTAAATCAGAATTAGTTTCGGAATTTAGTAATTCTATCATATGCATCCCAAGTTCTTTATCTGCTACTTCTAGCAAACTCATATTAATAAATGATACATCCACAATAACTTCTCCAACTCTCTTATTTACGTTATTAAGACTATCTCTAATAGTCTCAGAGTAAACAATTTCTGCACCTTCTATATTACACGTATATAGTTCAGGAATCATTTCGTAGAGACAGTAATATTTTGCTTGTGGGTCAAAATTTTCATGTTTGATATATAGTCTTTCATAACCATAAGCATTTATATCTGTATTAAATGTCCATGAATTGTTATCTAATTCAATAATTTCATTAGATTGTTTATAGATATTAACAATTTTCTTTGTTTTGAATCTAAATTGATTATCTTTTAATGTTCTATCATTAATGTAATATCTACTCAATTGTTTAAAATATACAGGATTCGCCTTCTCATATACAAGTCCTGTGCCTACTTCTACAGTGTTAGTACCTTCTTGTAGAGAGAAACTATCTCCAATAATATTCATCTCAACTTCTTCAATTCTTGGAGTTTCTAATACATAGAATAGTCCATAATGATTAATTTTACCCTCAACGATTGTTGGAGAAATTTCTGTAGGACAAGTTGTAACGGCTCTAGTATTATCTGTGTCGCCTAGTGGAATCCATGTTTTAGTGCCACTATTATTATATAGTTGTCCATACGTTCCATTATTCATTTGATATCCTAGAAAATAAGCTTTTAACTCTAAATCAGATAGATTAGTATAAGAATCTCCCCAGCCTGTGTCGGAATTTGAGAGTGAAAAATGTAAACCTCCATACCCAACTGAATATACTGCATATTCTGGTTGCTCTATAATTGTCCCATGAGATATACCTAATATTTTTCCATCATATTTCTTAAATACTTTATTATCAATCTCAGAATTAGCATTTATGTTTTTCTCACCGAATACAACAATTTTCATGTCTGGTTTGTTTAAAGTAACGGTTGCTTTTTTACCAGGAATACAGTCTGTTCTCCCAATTCTTCGTTCAACAATAGCTTTTGTACCTTTTATTCCGATAACTCGGTCTTTTACATCTCCTATTTTTGCTAGGTATGTAGGTATGATTCCAATGGATTCTCTAGGTTGTTCGTAATCTAAATCCAAATTTTTCTCGCTAATCATCCAATTTGTAAATTTAAAAGTACAAGGACTACTATCTTTAATAAGTCCTATATACAAACCAATAAATTCATATTCTCCTGAATTGAACTCTACTTTTACATCTATGTCATATGCTTCTGAAGTGGCTATTCTTGTACCTTCTTGTACAAACCAATTTTCATTTTGTGGAATTGTCTGACCCTTTCTAAATCCCACTAATGCAAACCCACCATTAACATTAATTCCTGTACTTTTATACATATGTCCAGTCAAATTGTATACTGTATTTGACTTAGGTTTAAATCCTACTACTAATTTTGAATAAGTACTACCCGTTGATAAGGTCTTTTGAAAATTACTATTAATATTTAGTAAATTTTTTCCTCTAATTTTAACATAAGGATTTTGAATAGTTTGTTTGGTTGTTATGCCAGAATCTAAAATTACATCCTCCATATTCCCATCTATTTTTATATCAAAATTTCCTGTTATTTTTGAGTTGATAGTTTGTATGTTGTTAGAATAACCTAGCTGTAGTGTAGCTTGTTTATCTTTAATTAAATTACCTTCTAACATGCTGATTTTATTGTCTATTTTATCACTGTTTTCATTAAAATCATCAATGTTAAATTTGTCTTGTCGCCCTGGTTTCTTTAATTCAATATGTGGTGTATAAATCATTTTCACCCTCCTCTAAAATACTTCATATACAACTTGTGTATTTAGTATTGTTGGACTAAAAGTTTTAAACACAAGCACTAAAGCATCTTTTGTTTCATCTATATATTTAAAATATGCACCTCTAAATATAGGAGAACTATCCTCTCCTAAGCAAGATAAGAATTTATTTTTATTTACAAATTCATTTATACCTCCTCCTCTTAAAACCCCTTCTAATGTAGACCCTATTACAGTATAATCGTCTATATTTATATCAGCACTTCCTTCGTCAATCCCTTTTGTCATCCATATTCCATGCTTTGTAGTTCTATCATAAACGTTAGGCGTTGGACTCCATAAATAAGTACCTTGTGCAACATGAAAACCATTAACTCCACTTTTCCCAAAAACAGAAACCCCTAAGTGTTTGTTTTTTTCTCCATTTCCAACAAAAAATAAGCGAAACATAGAAAAGCTTTTTCTATGTCTTTTGTAAATGTAAATTTTATGCTCATAATCGCTATTAAACCCTACTGCAATCTCTATTTTTCCAAAATTATTATAAAAACTTTCTTTTCCGTTTGCTAATTTACCAGATTTTAAATTGTTTACTTCTATACTTGTAAAATTGTGTGCAGGTTTTATTTGCAAATCTCCAACCTTTTGATCTAAGATATCCATATTCCCATTTAAATCTTCTACATCAAAATATGCATCCTCGGTTGGTTTTTTTAGGTTTAAATTAGGTGTATAATTATATTCTGCCAATTTCCTCAACCTCCTATCTATTCTTTTGGAATCTCTCTTTGTTTCAACTCTCCCCATGTATATTTCTTCATTTCTTTATATGTAAAAGCGTTATTTTTCCCTTCTAATTCTCCTATAATGAAACCCTCTTCAATTTCTTCATAAGAAAAATTTTCTAAATTTTCATAACTATATGGAGTATAAGGTATACCCATATAATATCTATATCTAGTAAAGAAAAATATAAATTTTAATGCAAGATGTGCAGGTTTTATATTTTCTATTGCATATTCAATTAAGTCTATGTTTTTTGGTTTCCCTTGTATTTTAGGAAATTGTATTTCTATTTTTTTATTGAATTGCACTCGGATTTCTGTTTCTATAAAAGCTTTAATTATTAACTCAATTAATTTTGCATCAACTTTTCCATTCCCTCTCCATTTACTCTTTACTACAGATCGTCTTTCGTCAAAAGTTCTAGATTTATCTGTTTTAATGCCTAATTCTTTTTCATACACATCAAGTCCCCATGTTGCTGTGTCTATATTTAATTGTTTTTTTACATCTTCTGCATCAACTTTATATTGATTTAATTGCTTTTCAGTAGTAGCGAAAACTTTTTGAAATATTTCGTTTTTTCGCATATGAAAAGGGAGATATTCAATTAAATTAAGCAATTGAAACACCTCCCAAAATTGCTACTTCTTCATCTACTATAGCAATATTACCAATACTATTATTGACCTTTAAATCGGAATGATCTGCTACACCTTCCGTATTAAAAATTATATTCCCAATTGCTGCATGAGACACATAGTTTTGTTTAAATGCTATAGATTTAAGATATTCAGATATGTTAGTTTTCATCTTTTCCTTAATATTTTCAATAGAGTAACTATCACTTATTCTATTTATTTTTACAGATATATTTATTTGTTTTGCTACTGTACTAGATACAGTACAATATGCCCCTATAGGTGCAGTTCCTTCTCCTAATCCACTTTTATTAGGGTCAATATGCTCTTGCACATTTGCGACTAATTCTGTACTTGCAGGTTGCTTATTTGCATCTATTATTACTACTTTTACTGTATTGTCTCCTTGCCAAAGTGGGAATACTCTAGCATCTCCAACACCTTCCACTTCCTTTGCCCAATTCTTATAATGTGCTTTATTTCCAGAAGTGGCAGGAGTTCTGATACGTTCATAATACCGTTCTAATAAACTTTCATCTGTTTCAGCTTCATACCCATCAATTGTTGGCTTAGAATTATTTACATTTGTTATCCCTTCAAGTGTCATAGGCATTTTTGTAATAACTCCAGCAGGTACTACACTTATTTCCCCTGCTTTAGTAGCTTGTATTTTTACGATACCTTTTCCTACTATTGTTTTTGTTTCAGTAGATTTAAATTGTAGTCCGTTTTCGGTTTGAAATAAGTCACCTTCATATACAGTTCCATTTCCTTCAATATCAATCTCTCCTACTGCATATGTGGCTTGTTTTCTAGTAATCCCAGTCCTTTGTTTTATATATCTTTCTAATTCTTCACTATGTAGATTTTCAACATCTAATTTTTCTACAACTTCTTTTTTAGTGTATTTATACAGATTAGATATTGCTATAGCAATTGCCTTAATTACTTTATATATAAAACCACCAGAAGTCTTATCTTCTGTATCATCTATATCATCTAACATTTCATCTTTTAACGTGTCTTTATCTTTTGATACAAACATCTATACTCTCACCTCCATGTCCGAGGATTTTAGTCCTTTTCTAGTAATTACTTTAATTTCACATTTTACATACAATTTGGATTTTTTAGTATATACATCTACTACATTTACAGTTTTAATTGCAAAATGTTGTTCTAATGCAACTTTAACTTCCCTCTTAATTTCTTCTTTTATAAATCCGTTTAATGTATATCCTATCAAACCATGTTTATTTGTTCCGAAATCTGCTACATCCTCATATACCTTGCTTTTCCTAAATTCTGTCTTTATACAGTCATATATCCAAACTTTTAAAGCATCTATGCCATATAATTTTATTAGTTTTCCATTCTCTTTAATAAATTGTACTTCTTCAAAGTCAAATGCATAAGACGTATAATCCTCTACTGTTTTAGTAGCTGATACCTGTTCTATTATTTCTGGCATCTGCAAATTTTCTATTTTAGGGAACATCTAATCACCACCCTATAATCTAATTGCTTTATCAATTACAAACCAAGTTTGCTCGTCTACAGACGGCATAAGTGTAACCTCATCACCCACTTTTAAAGTATCTGTAAAGGTTATATTGCCTATAGTCGTATAAGATGTATTAATATTTATATTTGCTACAGAATGATTATGTGTGGCTACTGTATTTGTATTTCCACAATTACTTTGGGTAAACTGTATATTCCCTTGCTCTGTATATTCTCTAACATATCCATTTAGTACATGAGCAGAGAAAACCAAATCATCATTTTCAAGTATAATTTTATCTGTAAGACGAATTTTCGTAGCAGGGGGTGGGGATATTACAGTACCGACCTGTATGCCTTGTTGCTTAGGATTTTCTCTATCCTTAAACATCTTAGCAAGTTCTGTTATACCATCATTAGTAACCATTATTACATCACCCTTTCTAATCCTAAATTCATAACATGTATATTGTCATAGTTATGTGTACAAGACATTACTCTATATTGTCCAGATAATCCCGTTACTGGCTCATTTAATTCTAAAATTCTATTACATTTCACTCTAAAATCACCTAAAAACTGTACATTTGTTTCCTCAACAATCTTATTAAATTCATTCAATAGATTTTTAGCTTTATTCTGTGCCTTTGCCTTGTCATTTTCTTCTATGCTCTCTGCCATTTGCAATAATCCAAATTTATTGATATTGTTCTGATCTTGTACAGTTGCGAGAATATTATTGTCTTTTACTATTACAATGCTATTTTTTAAGTCCTCAGCACTTTTTTTAATGCTAACACTTCCGATTCCATTATTAATGTCATAATCTTGTACATTGTTTGCTAGTTTAAAAGTAGCTTTTATCACTTCATTCTGTAATTCTTTAACATATAATGTGTCTCCATTAACTTCAAAAAAGAATTTTTTACCAGTCTCATTTTTTGCAATATCAAGTAAATCCTTTATTACATCAGAAGTAATTTTATCTTTATATATTTTCTTTACTTTTGTATTAATGCTACATATGTTATTTTTAATATTATATCTATTGCAAATTTGTTGTAATGCTTGTTGTACACTTATGTCCTTAAATTGAAATATATCTTCACTTTTATTTAAATTAAAAGCATAATCAAAGCATTTATATCCTTTCGGGTTTCTGTCATTTGTATTGTCTGCTACAACCATTCCCCTGAATATTTCAGTATTATCATGATTTAATATGCTAATGTGGTTATCAATTTCAACGGGATTAATAGGAAAGCATTGAGTGTCAAAATTGCTTATAATATTAATATCTAATTCTTGTCCTAAAGTATCTACATTAGAATTTAAGCTAATACTTTGCACGATAGGAGTAATATCAATAATTTTACTTTTTAATAAAAGTACCTTGATAGGTCTAATCATATTACCCCTCCCTCAATTCAATAATTCTAAATTCAGATAATGTTAAAGTATAGAATATATCTCCTGTTCCATCTTGTACTCCATATTCAAAATTATCTATAGTCATTGCAATGTTTATAGGTGTATCTGTTACAACTAAACGAATAGGTATTCCTCTATCAATCCAGCTTTCAATTATCTCTACCCATTCCCAGCCTTCATGATCTTTATTTTGTTGTATTTTATTATTATATCTATCATTTTTTAACGGAAAAAAGCTACTCAATATCATGCTTTTAAGTCCTCTATTTCCCATGATTTTCAAATCTCCAGCACTAATAGATGTAAATACATTGTTATTATGTGGACTAGAAATCATAATAGAAGAAGGCAATATAGGTAATTGTATAACTTCTTCTCTATTGTTAATGCTCATAAAAATTTCCACTATATTACCTCCTACATATTTTCTAATTTAATTACAATCATTTCGGCTAATTCATTCGCCATTTGTGGAGTTGACTTATCTGCTCCATTTATGGTTATATTAAAATTATTAGTAGTGCTATTATTACTGTTAGATGTGCTATTTTGCTGTGATGTATTATCTGTATTTTGAATATTTTCAATATGATTATTACTTTTAGTAAAATCTTGAATATACTCTACAAAGCTATTAGAATTAGTAGTGCTATTATCTCTGTTATTTGCTGGATGTAAGAAAGGATTATCTTTCGCAGGTATAACTGCTTCATCCTTATGTAGTTCTGCAATATAACCATCTTTAGGTACTCTCGTTAACCCACTAGCATGAGAACCATCTACTTTAGGTTTTCCTTTACCCTTTGGTTTAGGTTTATCTTTACCTTTTGGTTTGTCTTTATTGTCATTGTCCCCTTTACCACTACCATTTACAAAATCAGCTAATTTTCCAGCACCTTTTGCAATAAATCCTATCAAATCTCCCATAGCTTGTAAGATTGGTTTAATAATTCCCCAAACAGTTTGCATAATTCCTTGCATTGCAGGAAATGCCCACTCGAATACGCCAAATAATATTTCTATAGAACTAGCAATTAAGTCTATAATTGGCTTAATTACACCCCATGCTGTTATTAAGTAATCAGCGTTCATTTCCCAGCAAGTCGCCCAATATTCTTTTAAAAAATCTGTCTTATCTGCTATCCAACCAAACTTTTCACCAATCCAATCTCCTACACTACCTACAGTTTCTTTAATTTGTGGCATATATTCGCCTACAAAGTCAGCAAACTCGCCTATTTTTTCGGCTGCAATTCCTACTCCTGTTCCTATACCTTCCCCTATTTTAGAAAGAGTCGGAGAAATTCGATCTATAAATCCTATTACACTTTCCATGCGTGGTTTTAATCCTTCTAACACAGAAAGTCCAGTATCTTGTATTTGTGAACCTATTTTACCTTTTATAGTAGACCATAGACCACTTGCTGTTCCTGCTAACTTCTCAGCCCCACCCTCAAAGAATGGTTGTATTTGTTTATTTATTATGTTTTCTATACCACCAGCATTTTTAATATCATCTTGAGATATCTTAAAACCGAAACCTTTCATTCTCTCAGTTTCACCAGTTTTAAGTCCTGCAAGTGCTTCCATAGCATCATCTAAACTCTTAGTTGGATTAAGTGCCGCCATGTTTTCTGCAATTTTAACTAAATTCATAGCTTTGCTTGTATCCCCATTTGCCACGTTAACAGCTCTAGCACCTGCCGTTATTACTTCTTGTGTCTCAAAAGGTGTTGCATTAGCATTTTCTCTCAGTTCTTTTATATATTTATCTCTTTCTTTTGTTACATCCTGCTCGGACATTCCTTTATTGTTTATACCTATAAAGTGTCCCATAGATACCATTTGCTTCTCTAACATTGCACCAGATTCTAAAGCACTCTTAACTCCCAATCCTATAACAATTCCTGCCGCCAAACTTTTTAGATTAAATATTTTATTTTTTACGGTTTCGATTACACTCCCCGTAGCATCTTTCGCTCTTAATATTGCATTATAACTTCCCCTCGTGTAACGTCTTAAATTGCTGTTAATTCTACTAAATACTTGTCTAGTTCTATCTCTAGCTTGTAATATAGTAGTTCTAGTACGTTGTAATCTATCATATACATGACTCAAACGCTGACTTCTTTGTATTGCTTCTCTAGTATTTACACGAATATTATGTATTCTACCATATACCCTGCTCATTACTTCTCCTGCACGAGTAGTTTGTGTTTGTGCTTGTGTTTGTTGCTGTCTTAATCTTTCAAAGGTTTGTCTAAAATTTTCACGAACAGTAAGCATATAACCAACATTATAATTAGTACCTTCTCCCACACTCTCACCTCCCTACACTCCCTACATGAAATATAAAAAGGACTAATCATTTTGAAGGATTAGCCCCAAACATTCCAGCAATTCCCAAAAGGATTGCTTGTATACATTGTCCTAATTGTTCTTTTTCAGCCTGTTTTGACTTGTGCATAGCTTCTATGTAAAACATTTTCTCTAACTCTGTTAGATTCAAAATATCCTGTAATTTCTGCCCTTTTTCTAAATAATATACGATACATTCTCCAAAGGGCGAGTTAATTACTTTTTTACATTTTCAATTATTACCTTGCCATTATCTTTTTTACATACCCCTGCTAGTTCAATCAATTTATCTCCTAGCTCTGTAATTTCCTTACTAGAAAAGAAATTTGAAATAATATTGTGTCCATTATGTGCTTTAAGTCCTGCATTTTCTAATAATAATTCATCTGCAAAACAAGGATTTACACTACATTCATATAGCATTTTTGTATACACTTTTTCTGTAGTATCCATTAATCCAGCAATATCCAAATTATCTAATGCTTTGTTAAAATCTTTGCCCTCTAATTTACTCATATCAATAGTATTAAATACTGTATTTTCTATTTCTGCTTGTTTTTCAAGTGCATAACCCCTATCTGGAATTCTAAATGTACAAGTAATATTCTTACTATTTGTTATTGTTATTTCTTTAGCCTTTTCCTTTTGTTCCTTATCCATCATAAGAATCAAATCTGCAACAGTAGTTTCCACTTTATGTTGTGCCATGCTTTTAGCCATATTATTACGCCTCCTATTTATTACATTTCATCTAAATCAATATCTTCTGGGTCAAATCCAAAACCAACTTCTCTATTTAATAATTGTCCTAACTCAAATCCTAGGTTATTTATATTATTAACCCAACAATCATTTAAACCTACATATTCAGAGCCTTTTGTATCTTTGTCATCTAGCCCAATCATAAGAGAAAAATGCACATCTTTTTCTGCTGCTAAACTCATCATTAATTCCTTTTCAATCATGGAATTTGTTTTCTTAACAACAAATGTACCTTCACCTTTTAGACTTGTAACTCTTCCATATTGTGTTAACTTTCCTGCCAACATCATATCTTCTCTATTTGCTGTAATATTATAATTTACACTATTAATCTCTGCTAATTCTTTGCCATTAAAAAACAGCTTACCTTTCGCCCCTCTAACAACCTTCAATGCTTCAATTTCTTTAGCCATTAATATCTACCTCCTAAAATTAAAATAGAATAGAGAAATTAATCCCTATTCTAAGATTCCTGTAAAGTCTAAATCTTCCATAGCATCAAGCACCTTAACTTTTGCTGTCATAAATACTTTACTTCTAAATGTATTCTCTTTTACTTTCTTATCACTCCAAAGATCAACTTCTTCACCTTTTATAGCCTTCCAAGCCAATCTCTGCACTGGAATATTTACATCTGCTTTATTTCTATCAAGATTTTCCTCTGTTTTCTTTTCTAGTATTCCATCTAGTGCTAATTGTTCAAAATATGCAGAAATAGAACCGAAAAACAATCTTTGATTTTCATAACTATTTATCACTTTTCCTACATAATATTTTCTAAATGTTTCTCTAATATCATCTTTCATTAAATCAATAGCTTCTACTATCTTAATTTTCCTATAATCCTCAGCTTTTTTAGGTGTAAAACTAACAAAACTATTCACAGCTCTAGCAATCTTTACTTCACCATCTTCATTGAATAAAACCAATTCTCCAGCATCAATCCTATTGTCTATATCTTCCACTTCATCAAAAAATTCTACCTCGTTTAACACATAATAAGTAGCACTTCTTTTCAGAGATAATCCTGCTAAAATTCCAGCCATTCTACAACAATATTCAGAAGTAGTATAATTTTTAGAACCCACTTTTATATTGTCACTTGTAAAATTAATAATCCCCTCATGATCTCCCTTACAATTTGGTAATACTGCTTTAAATGTTTTATGTTCATTGTCTCTCTTTGTTTTAATCCAAGTCATAATATCGCTTGTTTGCTCTGCTGTAAGGCTTGGAATTGCTAAATAGTTAAACTTTTTAGAATTTAGTCTTTTTAGTGCTTCTTTATAATCCGTTGCTTCTTCTTCTACTTTCTCACAAATAATCTTAGATGGAATTCCTAAAAATGTTTTCTTAATATAGTCTAAATTTCCAGCACTCCAATCATTGTCACTTATATCTTCTATACTCTTATATACTTTAGTGTCAAAAGTACCTGTATCTTTTAATATCAATGCTACAATACCACGTTCGCTTCTTTGTACTGCTGTAACTGCTTTAGTCTCAAAATTCACTCGAATTTCTGGCAATCCTAACATCTATATCACTCCTACTCTATAGTTTTCACAAGTTCTAATTCTTCCATATTTGGATATTCTTCTATCATTACAGAATCAAAGAATTCAATATCAAAAGAGAATATTAATTTATTATCATTAATATTTATCCTCTTATTTTCTATATAGAAAACCCTATCTAATACATCAAATCTAAACTCAAATATCTCATTGTTTAATATATCAGCCATTTCATAACATTCGTCGTTTTCATCAGATCTAGGCAAATATGTAAGTTTAATTAACACCTTTTTATAACTTGCATATGTTCCTTTTCTTTCAAAAAAAGGTATTAATTTAACAAAAAAACAAGGTCGCTTTAAACCTTGTACTTTTTCTTCTGTGTGTACTTTAATTGTATTGTCATATTCCTTTATTTTCTTGCATACTGCCGTTTTAATATCTTTAATCTTAATCATATAATCCCTTCTATCTAAAAAGGTTTACAAACATTTCATTTAACATTCTTTCTGCTTGTGGTTTTACCTGCTCAATTGCTGTATCCATATAAAATTGTCCTTGTACAAAACCACCATTTTTAGTTCTATGCCCGTTTTCAACAGCTTCTGCATACTTTTTAGTAGTACCACCTGTAACCATTGTTACATTTTCATTTTGCTCAACATTATCAGTAGTAATACTACGTCTTAATTCTCCTGTCATTTCTGGAGTATTGTATTTTGCTTGTGTTTCTATCATATATCCTACTTCTTGTACTGTATCTTTTACATCTTCTTTATACCTATTTTCTATTTCAGTTAATCGTCTATTCATATCATCAAAGCTCATCATGCTTCATCATTCCTCACACATGGAATTTCTAAATGACTAGGATAATATATATATTCTCCAGTTTTCAATTTTCTCTTTTGACCATTCTCTATAATTACTATAATAGTATCCCCTGCCTTTATTTCAAGATCAGGAGAACAGAAAATAATTGGATTATATTTTATTATATTTGCTGTTTCTGTTTGATTAGTGTTATTACTTGCAGAATAATCCAATGAGCAAGGAATATCTTTATACACCTCAATATTCATGTCTTTATCTTCATAATCTACAGTAATAGTTTCTTTTCTATATACAGTCATTTTGTCAAAATATGTTGAATTAAGTATATCTGCTTCATTCATATTATCACCTACCCATTAATCGGTATGAATTGCACATTAGCAATCATATATCTCGCCAACTCATCCTCATACACACTCATATCTATATTAGAAATATCAGTATTATACTCTATTTCTGTATTTCCTCTCTTAACCTTCTTAATATCTTGTGTTTTGCCACTCATTTTATTTACTGTTAATTCTACTACAATATGCTCCAAAGTTGATGGAACTTTTTCTAAGCCTGTCATATTCTTAATTTTGTTGCTATAAGCACCTATATAATAATTAATAATAGTATCTTTACTATCATCTATTATATTTAATAGTGTTTTAATCATATCTAACATATATTACACCTACTTTGTTGTAGTTTTTTTCTTAGTCTCAACTTCTTTAAACCCTTGTCTTTTATAGATCACTTCATATGCTTTTTCAGTAGCATATATTTCTCTTTTCCCATCTGTATATTTTTTCATACTATCACCATCCTTTAAAACAAATAGAGAAGGGATTATCCCCTCTCTATGCACCTGCTTTAGGTATTAATAATGCAAAAGCTTCGTCTTTGATAGGTAGAAATCCTAATCTCATAGTAGCTTTAATCGCAACCATATCATTTTCAGCCAAAGAAAGTGGTTTACCATCTGCCATAGTTACGCTTTGCAATGTAGCTTCTTTTAAGATTTCATATTCTATCCCTTCTCTTATTCCTACTAAAGAGTAATTAAAGTTGCCTGTTATTAATTCAGCTTTGCTTTTATCAAATGCACCATTTCTAGTAAACTCGATCGGATTAGAATATAATTCATTTTGGTCGATTCCTGGAACGAATAATGCATTTCCATTAGCATCTCTTAATTTTCTAAGAGAGTTTTTAAGTCCATAGTGTCCTACAAATCCATTAATATCGTGTCCAGCATCTTCTACAAGTGCCATAACATCGGATACATCTAAATCTAATTTACCTACTCCATTAGTTTCTAATGCTATCTTATTACCTGCTCCATCAGCTACTCCATAAATTGATTTTGCAAATGGAGAATTTGTTCCAAATAAACACGCCGCATCAATAGCTTTGTAAAATGCTTCTGCAATTGTTGGTTTTAATTCTTCAAATACATTAATTGTAGTATCGTTTACTTTTTCTTTTGAGACTGGAACAATAACTGCTAGTTTTTTAGCTTCCATTTCTGGGAATATCCAAGTTGCTGTAGAAGTTTTAATTCTTTCAGTTTCTCCCACCCAATAGGCTCCAGCACCTTCTGTCATAATAGAAAATTTCTTTTTATCACTTGTCATACTTTCAACCTTTGATAATCTTAAAACACTAGAACCTCTTGCTACATCTTTCATAATTCCTGCTGCTGATTCTGTAGGTACAAAACCTGTTAGATTGTCTTTTAAATATCCTGCATCAGCAAATAATTGTAGATTCATTTTCAATGGTTTTTTTATTGTATTCATATTTATTCCTCCTAATCTCTTTTTGCTTGATTTTCTTTTATAATAGACATAAAATTACTACTATTATTTTCCTCTTTCTCATCTTTAGGTGGTTTATAATCATTACCTTTAATTTTTTCCTCTACTGCACCTTGTACTGTAGTTTTCAATGTTTCTTCTAATACCCCTAGATTCTTTAGTGTTGTTTCTTCATCATTTGCAATTAAAAAATCTACTAAAGAAACGGGTAATTTCTTTTCTGTTGCAATCTTAATAGCTTTATTTGTTAATTCTTTTCTAACACTTTCAGCTTTTATTTTCTCAATTTCAGCTTTCATTTTTTCAAGCTCTGTATCTTTTGGGTCTTTATCTGGAAATCTTTTCTTAATTTCTTCATCTAATAATTTTTCAAGATTGTTGCTTTTCCAAGTATCCAAGGATTTACTACTATGTTTATCCTTTTCACTATCTAGCCAACTTCTTACATCTTTATCTTCATTTGCTACAGACTTAATCAAATCTAAATTAATTAACCCTCCAACAAATTTTTTAACATCTTCATCCTCTTTGTTTTCGTCTAAAAACTCTTTTACATCTTTTAATTCCATAATTTTACCTCCTAGTGGCACTCTACACAGTTATAACCACACAGAACGCCATATAAATTTTTAGTATAGTTTTAATCAATTGCATTAAAAAACGTCTTAAAATCAATTTAAAGACGTCACTTTTGCTTAATCCACTCTTTATAAGTGGTGTATTTAATTTTTTGCTTTGTTTGATTGTCTAAACGACTTTTAATCTGCTGATTCTCAAAATATGCTGCATAGGTACTTCTACAATTCGGATGAAATGGTAATGCAGGTTCTTCTCCTGCGATATATACTTTTCCATCACGTTCTCTACAAATATTACTTGTCCTACTATCTAATGTAGCAATCAATACGAGTTTTTTAATTTTATGATCTTTATATACTTGTTTTTGCCCTCTATACCATACACCAGCACTTTCTGTTCTTATAAGTCTCATAGCATTATTTTTACTAATCTGCATAGTATCTTTAATAGATTTTGCCATTCTATCTATGCTATAGCCATTTTGTAGCCCATTTCTGATTGTTCCTACCATGTTTTGTTGTAGCTTTACATTGTTAAACCAAATTCTTTCAGAGAAATTAAGCCCCTCTACATTATAATTAAGTATCTCATTTATAATCTTATTAGGTAGCTTAATATTCTTTGTTGGTTTAATAAATAGATTCTTCTCTAATACAAATACATTTCTTGCATATGCTTCATTTGCTATTTTCTTTAATATTGCCGTAGTCATTGTTATATCTAATTTAGAGAATTTCAATAAACCACTTTTTAATTCTTTTTCTAACTTTTTCAACCTGCCATATTTGTTTACTTCCTGCCAAATATTCTCATTGTCTATAGAGTTGTATAATTTATTTACGATATCTATAATTTCCTCATTCTGCTTGTCATAAGCATCTAATATTTTAGATATCTCATCCTCTGTAAGCAATAAGACATCTTTATATTCTCTTAGAATATCCTCTAGTATCTTCTTATTCATCTCCAACACCTGCAATTAAACTCTTAACCTGTTCTGGTGTCATTTCTATTCCCTTTTCCTTTTCTACCTTCTTAGCTTCGACAGACGGGTTCGTAATAAAAGAGAATTGTGCCAATGCAGTTTCGTTGCTTATCCTATCTCCAACTTTGCTTATAATATCAGCAGTAGCCTGGTCATTTTTAGGTAGATTTAATGTAAATTTAAAATCAATATCAAGATAATCATGTTTACTACTTGTAATAAGATTAAAATATCTAAATATCAATTTACATCTGTTCTGTAATACATCAGACATTACATCTTTATAACCACTTATCTTATTTGTTAATCCCCACATACGAGCCTGTAATGCATCACCACTCGTATTACTCTGTAGTTTTTCAGTTTCATCAATGTGGTTTGCCTGTTCATATATATTTTTATGTAGAGTATCCAACATTAATTTGTTAAATTCTGCATTAATATTTTTCATCAAAAAAGAAACATCTGCTTTAAGCTGCCCATTTGGACTATTAAGTATAATAATCCCGTTCTTTTTAAATTCTTTTGCAGTAGTATCATCTACTTTTGCATTTTTAAAAACCATATAAGCATCTCTAAAATCAGATGTTTCATTTACAAAGTTAGATACTACCGTATTATAACTATCTTGTAAGCTAAATATGTCACTATACAAAGTATCGTCTTTACCTTCTTGGCTCAAAGAACATATTGAAATAGGTACTTCCCCGAAAAAGTGGCTAGTAGGTGCTTTTGATTGTTTAAAATTATCAGAAGAATAACTAAAATATTGAATATCATCTTTGGTGTATATATCTAGCAATATCACATCTTTATTGTTTATTTTTTTCTTTCTATAATAGAAGGCATATTCAATCTCATCATATTCATTGTAATGTATATAGCAATTTAGAGGTGTTAATATCTTAAAGTTTATTTTCTCATCTGCTATATGAGCTAACTCATAAGATTCTCCAAATATTAAAGCATTTTTAAACAATTCTCTATCATGTGTATTTCCTGCACGTTTCATAACCCTAGTAATTATATTAACTGCGTCTACATCCTCAGATGTATATGTAATTCTATTACTTAGCAAATAATTAACCTCTTGTTTTAGAAACTTCTTAATAAAATTTTGCTTAACAAAAGCATTACTTCTATCATCTACCTGCTTATAATTCTTTTCTGCATCAGTTTTCGCTATATAATAGTCATACATTTTCTTGTATTCAGATCGTGCTGATTCAAAATTACTTATATCAACTTTTAATATACTTTTATCAATCTCCACTTTTTCACCTCCCTAAAATAATAGTTTTCGATTTAATATAATAGGCTTTTGAAATACAACAATATTAGATATTTCATTTGCTCCCAAAGCAATACAGTCGGCAAAGTCATCATGCAAACTATATATCTGTCCTTGAAAATCCATTAGTTGGTCTAGTGCTTCTTTTTGTACTCTATCTTTACAAAAAATTATACGACCATTGTTCACATCATCAACAATAGTGGAAATTCTATCATCTTTGTTTTTCCTAGTTGCTATACATTCCACTTCAATACTTCTTCCCCAAAATTCTTCATCTTCTTTGATTCTTTCCTTTATTTTCTCCCCATCCATGCCATTATAGAAGTTTTTTTCTATAATCACATGAGTAATATCTGGAAAGTCCTTTAAAATTTCTATGACATGATTTATATAATAATTATAACTATCAATCTTTTCTATCTCTCCCAAACGAACATATTTAAACCCATTTTCTGCCTCTGACATTACTGCAAATGCAAAATAATCTCGCCTACTACTTGCAGATTTGATTCCAGCAGGGTCAATTACAAGAATATTTTTTGTGAATATGTTGTCTTCAATTTCTTCTTTGCTTTGTGCTAAGTTGCTCTTAAACCATTTCTCACCAATCTTCTGACAGTTACACATTAATTCTTGCATAAATGCAATCCTTTTGTTAAAGAATTTATTTGCTAATTTTACACAAGAATATTTTTCCCAAATTGTTGAGAATTTCATATCATCTATATGATCATAATAATATTGTTCTGCTTCTTGAGTTGCATTTTCTAGCTTATTGTTGAATAGTATTTTTTTATATTGCTGCCAATGTTGATTAGTATCAAAATATTCCTCTGCATCAAAATCTACTACTCCCCGATGAAATAGAGTATAATCTGTATCTTTTTTGATAGTGTCGATAAAATCTCCTTGTGCTAGTGGAGTACCAACTATGATAAATTTACTAGAAGGTTTAATTACTTTCCCACCTCTAATAACTGCACTATCTCCACATTCTTCAACTTCTTTATACCATTTATTAACTTTCTTTTCTTTTGCATTATCCGATAGTATATCATTTTCGTTTATGTAGTCATCTGCTATAATGCATTGAGGTCTAAAAATACCATCTGCACATGTATAAGTAGTACCACGAACAGATGTACCAGAAGAAAATGCTTGTATTTTTGTATTATTAGTCAATTCTAATTCAATTTTATTGACTGTTCTTTCTCTTTGATTAACTAATTTTCCAAAAGTCTCTAGTATATAATCATTTTGTAATGCAATCTTAACTTTCTCTACAAAGTTGACTGCATCATCTTCTCTATTCCCTAACATAATTGTATATCTGCTTTTTTGATAACAATGTAACCAAGCTGATACCGATAAGTTTATGAATGTAGATTTACCAAGTCCACGGGGCAATATAAATTCTTCCTTATCCCAACTATTTTCAATGAACATTTGTTCTAGCTGATTCCATATATCATAGTGAACCTGTGCTAAAGGTCTAGCATCATTTGTCTCTTTTACTACAAATGTATCTTGTAGATAATGCAAACAGAAATATTCTATACTGTATTTCCCTACTAACCATGCTAAGTTACCATATTCGTACAACTTATCATTGTTAGACTTCATTAATTGACGAGCTGATTGTTCGGCTTTAGGTTTAGAAAGATCTTTATATTTTATTAGATATTGTACTAGGTATTTGTAGAGTAGTTGTATATCCTCTTTTGTATGTTGCATTATCTCACCACCTTCGAGGTTGAAAAATATTATAAAAAATTGTAGGACTTAAAACACCACATTTTTCATTTTTGAATTTAGAAGGCTACCCCTCCAAAAACAACAATAAGAGTACAATCTATTCGACTACACTCTTATCATTTCGAATGTAACACTTTATTTATTGTGTTGTATTCGAGCATTTCATCTAAACGTTTATATTCCAACGTTTGATTAACATTCTTCTATTTTAGTTTTTACATTCACTAATTTATACAGTATTTTTATTCAATTTCTCATGCATACTACTGTATATTGTGTATAATTTTTATCTCTTGTGAACCTATTCTTCTTCTAATTTTCCAAGTGCTTCATCTACATCTATTACATTAGATTTATCTATCTTTTCCATAACCTCCAGCTTTGTTGTGTTCTTTCCTAGTACCTTATCTACTAGGTATGTATTAGCTTCGAGTCTTACTTTCTCTGATTCTGCTCTATTGGCTAATCGCACTATATTATTAATCTTTTCTTGCAATCCACCTTTAATTGTATTCATTCCAAAAGTTTCTATTTGCCGTAGACGTTTGTCTAGCTCTGCCTTACATTCCTCGTCATCCAACACCTGTTGATACAGCCACTGTCTACTTCTTCCGCATAGCTTTGCAATCTCTGTCTTACTCGTAGTTCCTTCCACTAATAAATTAATAGCCATTTGCTTTTTTTCATCTATCATTTTCCCTTCTCCCCTCGCATTACAATTATTACAACTTATTACATAAAAAGTTCTTTATTATTTTTTAAAATATAACACAATCCTTTTGCCATCTTTCTAATCTGTTCCTCTTCTAAATTAGTTTCCATTAATTCATCTATCCCATGTAGAACCTCATGGATAAATGTACACTCTATTTGATCTTTACTATATTTTGTGCTTATGTTTATTTGTCCATCATCATACTTTATATTTCCATAGCAAACACTATTCCCATCTATTACATCACCATTAATTAAATTAATACTATAATCTCTATATCCTATTTTAATTTTTTCTGGTATCTTCATTATTTCACCCCTATCTTTTACGCATAAAAAATAGACACCCTCATGGATGCCTACTCTCTTACTTCATTTATTTTATTCTTTACATTGTCAATCATTTCTTTTCGTGCTTCTTTCTTTTCTTGTTTCTCTAACTTCTTAGCTTCTACATCTTCTGGACTATACTTAATTAATTGTTTAGTAGCACAAATCGGGCATCTATTCTTACTTTTCATAAACACATGATGTATAGCATATCCTATTCCTCCGACTACTGTAACACATAAGAGTATAAACAAACCCCAGTTCCATTTAGATTTTGTAGGCTCTACATACCTTTTACACAATGTACAATATTTCATATAACCACCTCATTTAAAATAGTATTATGTATATTGTACCATTTTTAGTATTATTTAGATATAGGTAATTCTTTATACTAATTATGCATAATAAAAGACACCCATTTCTGAGTGTCCTTCACCTTTACGATAGTTTCCACTTTGGAACATGTGTGAGATTGTCCCTGTCCTTATTCAGTTGTCCATAATACAATTATACTACAGAAATTTACTTACTTTGTTGCGTAAGTGTTGCGTTTTTGTTGCGTTTTACTCTAATTCACTTGCAATGTATTCTATTAGCTTATCTTTTCTTCTTTTCACAGTCGCTACATCACAATGTAGATCATATGCAATTTGTCTATAAGTTTTTAACCCATTATATTTTAGTTCTATAAGACTTGCTTCTTCCTCTGTCAATTCATCAAGTACACTTTGTATTCTTTTTACTTGTGCTTCTATATTTCTAAGTCTAGCATTTAATTTGAATTTCTTCTGTACTTTATATGTCAATTCATTTAGTAGCTTGTCTGTTATTCTTTCCATTTCTCTCTCCATTGCACTAACTGTCTCACTACTAGACTGTACTCTATCTTGACTATAATCAATTGCTTTCATACAATCAGATAACTCTATATTTACATTTTGAAGGTCTTGTTGTATCTTATGTATACTGTGCTTTGTACTTTCTATATCATACTTAATCCTATTAATCCTTTTCTTTCTCCTAAAGTGACTATAAAGTATCCCTTCTGTTTTTCTATACTGTAGGTCTTCCATGTCTTACCCCCTTATGTTCTTCCATACAAACCTTATAGTTAGCGTATATTCAATATCTGTTTTAATCTTATTGGTGCTTTTCCGTTCATTCTTCTATGGTTATTGCTTAGATAACCCCCATAATAAATAGCTTCCCTAATGTTAATTGGTCCTGTTAAAACATTCACTAGATGATATAACCCTCCTCCTGCTACATTAATTACATCCCTTATTTTTTCAAGTTGTTCATTTGTAATTTTTTCTGTGAATACTCCAGCTTTTTGTAATTCTTGTCTTATCATTTCACAATCCATCTCTTATTCCCCTTTCCTCCATTAAACCTCAATTTTATGCTTAATTAATTTCTTCAAAATGTTCTTCTAGTGTTTCTTTGTCTATCTCCAGCCAATCCAAATATCCTTCTTTTGTAGTTATAAGTCTTATTTCTCCACCTATTAATTTTGAATCAGATTCATCAAGTTCCCATACACTACCTTCTTTTGTAAAGAAGAATTCATTGTCCATCACAAAACCATCATCATCATATTTTTGTAATATTAATTTTTTAATACATTTATACTTTTTCATTACTCCATCACCTTCCCTGCTTTTTCTAATGCTTCTGTCAATATTATTGAAGCATTTCCATCTA